AGAAAAGCCTCGCGGGCCTTCATGGACTGCTGTTCGGCCTCACGGGCGGCGCCGCCCTATGCGTCAACAACTATTTTTGCAGGCTGTCTAAAAGCTGCTGCCGTTGAGCCGCTGCCTTGTCGCAAGCGTCTTTCAACTCAGACAGCGTCGGGAAAAAGTTTGGCTTTTCGGATCGATAGATAAACCGCTCCACCACCGCCTTAGCCACGTCAGCCGGGAACCTGGCTAGGCAGTCCGCATAAAGCCGCAGGATAAGCCTCAAGCTGCTCTCGCTGTCATTCCGGTGCGCTGTGACCGCGTGAAGCGTTGAAACGTGTTCTTCGCACCGCTGGACTGTCGCGGGCGTCATGGCGCTGTGGATGGCCTCCAAGGCCCTAAAACGGTTGCTCTCTGTCAGGCCCTCGAATGAATACCCCGTCACTGTCCGTTGGTAACCACCCGTCACCGGATACGTCAGGCTGACTTGCGGCTGCGGCACGATCCCCAAGGATGATGTCAACCATTGAAGAAGGTTTCGGTCGGTGTCCTCCGGCGCTTGGCTTTCCAGCTTGGCCCGTATTGGCGTCAGGTTCGTCTGCCCATCGCTCACCATTGAGCCAGGTTGCGGCGTGAGGGCTGTATTCTGGGTTAGACCAGACCCCCCAACGGACTTGAGTAGCGACTGCGCGGACAAGCGTTCCATGATCGATGGCCTTTCGGGCTTTCAGGTAGGCTTTCAGGGCTGCGCCTTTGGCCTTTTTGTGCGGATACAATTTCCAGAACTCATCAAACTCGGATGATTTGGCTGACTCCGAAGAAGCTTTAGCTTCTGAGGATAGGTTAGAGACAGGTTCCGTGTCCCGTTTTCGGTACTCTTCACGTCCGTTTTCGGAACTGTTCCGGTTTTGGTACTCTTTGCCAACGTTGACGGTGTAAACCTTCACCTGTTTGGTGGAACCGACACGCCTTCCCGAATCCGCTATCAGCCCGCAAGCCTCTAGCCGGTCTAGTGCGGATATAACCGTTTTCCGGTTCAGACTGCTGAACTCGCAAAGCCAATTGATCGACGGGTAGGCAAAACCTGTTTCATCGTTGTGGCGGTCGCACAGGGCGATTAGAATCAGCTTCTCGCTGGCCCGTTCCACGCGGGTCTTGGAGGCCCAAGCCAAAGCGCCCCAGCTCATTCTTCAGCGCCTTGTTTCGAGAGCCAATCAAACAACAAAGCGACTTCGCGAACCGTCTCGGAGAGGTCACCGATCTGCAATAGGTCATCGTATTCATAACCACATGAGTAAGCGCGCGCGATAATTGTTATTGCGGCGTTTCTCTCATCATCTGGCCACTCAAGGTAAGGCCAAATCAAACAGTAAAGGCGCTGTTGGTGTCGCTCTTCGTGGTCAATCAGATCATCCGACGACTTGCCCGCATTGCAGTCCTCACAAGCGGCCACCAGATTGTCGTCTTCGTCATCGCCTCCGTTGCAAACAGGGATGACGTGGTCAACGTGAAGGACAACAGACGGGGCGGATTGACCGCAATAGCGACAAGTAAAGTCGTCCCTGTTGAGAATGCGAAACCGCTTCTTGGCGCTAAGACCCCTCCGACGCTTGCGCCCACGGAGTCCAAACTGTATATCTCTGATGGTCATTGGCTCTCCTAAAGCCGGTGGCAGGGTGGGATTGAGACGGACCGCCAGATGCGTCTCTCCCACCCACCCACTTTCGCTCATTGCAGAGACGAACGCAAGGCGCTAAGGTGGCCACACCCACGGCGTTCTCCCCTCCCTTGTTGTGGCTACTGGCCCCGGCGCTTGAGCAATCGCGTCGGGGCCTTTTTATATCAGAACGTCTTGCACCGGCTTTTGCACCGGCTCGGCAAAGAGGCGGGGCTGTTTGTAGGCTTCCTCGATACGGCGGCAGGCAGCGGCGTAATAAACCGGGTCGATCTCGATTCCGACAAACGCCCGACCTTGCTGGACGCAAGCAACACCAGTTGAGCCGCTACCCATGTAAGGGTCCAGGATGGTCCGCGCTTTTGGTATAAACCCGATGCACCACTCCATCAGCCCGACAGGTTTTTGCGTCGGGTGGACGCGCTCGTTGGCAATCCCCGCATTGGACAAGTCGCGGCGGCAATAAACACCGTGGCCCTTGCTCATCCACGCCAGTTCCGCGTCGCTCAGGAAACTGCCGAACGCATCATCGTTGCGCTTAAGCCAAACGAGGCAGGCTCCCCGAGGCAGGGTGTCCGGGTAGTTATTCCAGCCCCAGATGATTTTGTCTCCGGGCAGGTCCAGCAAGAGGGTCGGGTCAAACGGCTCAGCGTCGTTGGCTATCGGGCGACCGCCAGCCGGACCTTGACGTTTCCCGCGCTTTCGGGCGCTCTCGCCCTTGCCGCCGGAAAAGCGAAGGTTGTTTGTGTCCAGCGCAATTCCATACGGCGGGTCCGTAACAACCGCATCCACCGGGCCGAGCGTCGGCAGAATGTCCCGGCAATCGCCAAGGATCAAACGACAGTCACCGATGATTTCCTCACGCATTGCCACCATCCGCAAACGGAAAGCCAATCACGATAGCTCGGACGATAACGCTCTTTTCCAGCCGATTAAGCGTCTTTGCCACGTCTGCGACAGGACGCTTGGCAAGCGAGCCTGATTTGACAAGGCGGTCCTCGTCCGGCGTCCATCCGCCTTTTGGCTTACGCATCACAAGTCCTCCCAGATGCTAAACAGCGAATGACGCTTCGGGGGAACCGGCCTTGTCCTACGCGGCTCCGGCTCAGGTTCTGGCCTTGGCGTGGTCAAGTGGTCGCCCCGTTGAATGGCCAGCGCAAGGGCATAGACGAACCGCTTATCTGCTGCCCGCTGCCTCGCTTCGGCCTCTCGATCCTTATCAAACCCGCTGGCATACTGTGACGTAAGCGCAGAACGGCCAAGGTCTTTCTGCCAAGGGATGCCAAGCATACGGGCACGTTCACGGATCACCTTCTCATCACGACCCAGTTTCTCGCCAATCTCAACCGGCGTGAAGCCTAGTCGCTTCATTTTTCGAAGCGTGTTATCCTGTACGGATGTGAACCAATCACGCGGCTGCCGCATAGGGGCCTCCCGCGCGGGACTTATTCATGGCTCGCTCATAGTCTTTGGCCAGCGCGTAGAAGGCATAGCCGGGACCACCGCTCTTACGAATACGGACGGCGTAGGCGTATGATTTACCCGTCCGCTTACAGTGAGCGCGAACGCCGTGAATGATAGTCGTATGGTCACGGCCACCGATCCGCCGCGCAATCTCTGGATAAGAGACGTGCGGGCATTCGGTAAAGGCGCGGTAATACGCCTCATGACGCGGCAAGATGATATGGCGTGACCGTCCGTGCCCGATCAGAGCGGCAACGGTTAGTCCGTGTTCCTGCGCGACCTCCCGCAAGATATTGGCGACTGTCTGTCTCATGTCTCCCCCTTGGGCTTCCGCTGGAAACCTCTTGATTGGAATTTCTGTTTCGGGCCTCCGACTGGAAACCCGCGTGAAGGAATGGGCTTTCGCTCTCGCCTTGTTCCGTTGAGTCTGGCCTCTATGCGCTTGCACTTTGCGATAGCGCCCTTGTCCGTCCGGGTCTTGCCTTTGTGCGGCTCTACGAGCGCCGGGTATAGGTTTTCGTCCTCGTTGGTCCCGCCTAGCGCGAGGGGTATGCGGTGCTCAATCTCCCATGCCTCGCCAGCCTGAATCTTGCGCTTGGATATGCCACAGATGCCGTCATAAAGGGCAAAGATGCGGGCACGGTCTTTGGCGCTAAAGGACTTGCGAGGGTGGATGAAGACGGGTTCCCGGTTCATGCAATCACGATCCGCACTCGCCCGCCCTTGATCGGCTCACCAAACGTCAGGGACGGCGCATTAAACTGCTTGTCATCCACGCCAAGCGCCAGCGCCAAGCCGTCCTGATACGCCTTCAAGCTGGCCCTCGCGTTGTCGTCATCTATCGCGTGAGCGGTCTTTGGGTGTATAGTGACGGACCAATTGACCCGTTCCGCTGTATCAATGTAGCAGCGCCAAAGAGGGTCTTTTGCGGCGAGGTAAGCCCATTCTTTATGAGCTTTGAAAGCTTTGGCCTTCGCAGCCCAATGGCCCCGACCGTTAGGCCAGAGGATTTTAGCGGGCAAGGGAAGCTCTATCATCGACAAGCCCTCTCATCTATCCAAGGGGGTGGGGTCATTTCGTTTTTCTCGCGGCTTCCAGCACAACGTCTAAGTCAGCGCCCGACAAGAGGCAAAACCCGATAGGCGTGTGTGGATACCATTGGACATACCAACAATCGTTTGTCTCAATGGCTTTTTGTTTTTGCTCTTCGCTGACCCAACAATCTGACGTGTAACCAAAATCGCCGTGGTCGATCGCTTGCTAAACGGTCATGTAAGCGGCGAGATGATCGTTGTGAGTGATGTGCAGGCCCGCAGCGTGTTGCGGCATCAAGGCGGCTAAATCGATCATTTCCCTGTCTCCACTGTCAGTTCCTCAATCGACAAAGCACGCAGAGCCGCATAGATCGGCGCTCTTGCTTTCTTCGCCTTGATAGCCTTTGCCAGTTGGTCCTTGAGCGCATCACGCTGGCGGGCAATTTCGGCAAGGCGTCGGGCCTTCACGGCACCGGGAGCCATGTTGAGTGCACCGCCTGCCATCAGCGCCCGGTATTCCGGGTCATTGGCGACGTTGCGAGCGCCTTCGCCCCAGCGGACAAGTTGAGCATCGGTCGGAGACGCAATGTGTGCGAAATACTCCCACTTTTCCGGTGGCGTCTCGCGATGAAAGCCGTAGCGGCTGAACAGGCGGCGGATAAAAGCAAGCACAATCATTCTCCCTTGGCTTTGCGCCGCGCTCTCGCACGGTCCATGATTTGTTTGATAACCGCCCCGTAATAGGTGGCGTCTGCCTTGCTTTTCAGCCGGGCAGCTTGGCTTTGAGCGAGCAAATCCCGCTCGCTGGTGTTGAGGTAGTCCAAAAGAATATCGGTCATGCCGCATCATAGGCATACCGTTATCAGGGATGCAATCGCAAAAATGCGTCGATTATCGCTTGACGCACTCCCCGCCGCCGTGCTTTTGTCTCCTCAACAAGGGAGAACGACATGCCAATTGAAGAAATGACCAACACCGACCTTCTGGCCGCGCAACGCGAGTTGATGGCCAAGGCCCGTGTGGCCCGCGCCGCTGGCGACTTGGACATGGCGCAGCGTTATTTGCGCGTCATCCGCCCGATGAACGTTGAAATGCAACGCCGTATGGAGGCAATGTGATGCGCTACGAAGACACCGTCATGCCGGAAACAAGCTGCTGCGATAGTTGCGGCGTCCGCATGGACGAAGGCGACAACTACGGCACCGACGGCGAGTGGCTGTGCGAGGATTGCCACAACGAACGCAAAGAAGACGAGGACGACAGCGAAGACGAGCCGCTGACCCTCGCCAAGCCCGACGCAACCGATTGGCTCGCCATTGCCACTGACATTACGGGAGCCGCGAAATGAGCGCGAAAAAAGCAAAGACGGAAACGACCGTTGTTGCCTACAAAGGCACGGACAAGGACATGGCTTGCCGGGGGTTCGCGTTCGAGCTTGGCAAAACCTATGAGCATGACGGCAAGGTGGTGGCTTGCCAAAGCGGTTTTCATGCGTGTGAGAATCCGTTTGATGTGTGGTCCTATTATGGACCGGCGGACGGTAACCGTTTCTTCCGCGTCACTCTCGGCGGTGAACTGTCGAGGCATGGCGATGACAGCAAGATAGCAGCGAGCGCATTACGCTCGATGCGGAACTGCGTCTGCCCGAGTTGGTCAACGATGCGGTAAAGTGGGTGATTGCGGCAACGAAAGGCAAGAAGGATAACGATAAGGACTCCGCCCAGATCGGTTCCAGCGGCGACTACGCCAAGATCGGTTCCAGCGGCGACTCCGCCCAGATCGGTTCCAGCGGCTACTACGCCCGTATCGGTTCTAGCGGCGACTACGCCAAGATTGACGCAACCGGAAAGGCCGCGACCATCGCTTGCGCCGGTCAAGGTTCGGTTGCCCGCGCGGATGAAGACGGCGCTATCTGTCTCGCATGGCACGATGGAAAGCGGACCCGGTTTGCTGTTGGCTATGTCGGAGAAGACGGCATCGAGGCTGGCGTGTGGTATCGCGCTGAGGCCGGAAAGTTGGTGAGGGCGAAGTGACCGACATCATCGAATCCATGCGCGGCCTCCGCAACCAGACGATTACCTTCGAGGCCACAATGTCGAGCCTTACCGTAGCAATCGGCAACGTGGAACGCCTGACCGATCTGCAACCCGACCAACTCGAAAGATTATGGAGGGCCGCAGCCCGTCTAGGCAATGCCGTAGCGGTGAAGTCCGATGAGTGAACAGAGACACGAAAAGGAAACAGGAAAATGAAAACCACACTTGCAGTTATTTGTGCCGTGCTTCTGGCGCTTGCCCTAATCGTAGGCGTTACGGCGTTTGGCTTGGCCATGAACCGCGTTGCCGCGCCGGTTGCGGAGGAAACGTCCCGGCTTACCGAAAGCAACAGCCGTCGCCGGATTGACGGCGTAAATCAGGGGTTGGCGCAGCTCTGCCTCAACATGAGGCGCGATGCCGACCCCAACAGCAAACGTGCCTACGCGGCGATGATCCTGACGGACGCCGCATCATTCCAGCGTCAAGAAACCATCACCCTCGATAATCAGGCGTGCATCGCCGAAGCCCGGAGCTACTAAAATGAAGCGCACTCTCCTTTCCTCCATCGCCGCCGCTGGCTTCATGCTGAGCGCTTGTGCCGAGCCCAACGATAGCAATGTGGCCGATAGTCGGGTTCGTGAGGCTCAGGGCAGCGCTATGCGTGGGCTGCAAGCGACCGTCGGCCAGCCTCGCATCACCAACTGGACCGAAGCGCGGCTGATGAACCGCATTTATGAGCTTCGGGATCAGCCGAACCTCTCCACCTTCACTTATCGTTCCGGCCTGAACGGCCAACTCCATTGCGTCGGTAAGTCGATTGGCTACGGCTTGCCGTATGCGGCCCAGAGGTCAAACCCAGAGCGTCCGATGGGCTACGAAGGACGTGAAAGAATTGACAGTGCCACGATTCCGCAAGCCGAGCCTAACGGCTTGTTCATGCCCGATAGCGCGTCTGCAACATGGGTTCTGCTGATCGGCCCCAACGGACAAGCACAGCCGGTCTATGTCGAGGACGACATCACCGTCTCGCCGTTCCCGCTCCAAAACGTCGCCACACAATGCCGATGACTGACCGCCCGCTTGCAAAGTTTGAGGGTGGCAAACTCTGGAAAGATATCGGTGGTGTGTATTACCCCGCAACCCGGTTTCATGTTCTGATGACGGCAGAAATGTTTTCAAGCCGGGCAGACCATAACGCCGTGCGCTACGTCCGAGATTGTCGTACCGCACTGACACAATACGACAAGGCAATGGAGGAAGCTAAATGCGAAGCAGCGACACACTAACCAAAATCAGCCCCGCGCTGGTCAAGGCGATCAATGCAATCGAGGGCGTGAAGAAGGGCGCGGACAATCCGTTTTTTAAGTCCAAGTATGCGAACCTCGAAAGCGTCATTGAGGCTGCCCACGATGCCTTGTCGGCTAACGGGCTGGCCGTCATGCAAGGTCCGGGGCCGATGGACGGAAACTGCATTACGCTCACCACGCGCCTCATTCACGAAAGCGGCGAATGGATTGAGACTGACTTTTCCCTTCCCGCTGGCAAGATGGACCCGCAAGCCGCAGGCTCGGCAATCACATACGCCCGCCGATATTCCCTGATGGCCATGCTCAATATGCCAGCGGTGGATGATGACGGCGAGGCGTCGATGCCGCGCAGCACTAAGCCCGGTGAGCCTAAGAACCCGAACGTGAGCGTTCACCCTGAAGGCCCCGACTGGTATAAAACCGAAGGCGCTGGAATGAGCGCAGCCAAGGCCAAAGCCGAAGGGCTGGGCGAAAAGGTGAACCAGTGGCTTGGCGACCTTGAGACAATTCCGACTGTTGCCGCGCTGCGAGACTGGGCAGACGAAAACGGCGACACTATCCGCACCATGCCGAAGGGCTGGCGCATTGAAGTCCGCGCGGCATTTGACCGGCGCGGGCGTGAACTGGGAGCGATGTAATGGCGTATGAGCAAAAACCCGGAGACATTGCCGTCTTCAAAGAACGTGAAAAGCGGAACGACCGTGCGCCAGACTGGCGCGGTAATCTGATCGTCCCGGAAGGCGCAAAGCCGGGCGATAAGCTGGAAGTGGCGTTCTGGGCAAAGGGTGACAGCGGAACGATGCTGGCAGGGTCCGTCAAGTTCCCGCAACAGCGTGACGCTGGCCCGGCGCGAGAAGCCCCGCCTCAGCGCGGCGCGAGGTTTGACGACGACTTGCCATTTTAGTCATGGGAACAACCGTCGTCACTATCAGGTCAAAGGAAGACCGCGCCAAGCTGCACAAGTGGATTGACGCGGCTCCTGACCTGACGCGGGTGACATTCGTTGGCCCCAAGCGGTCTCTGCCACAAAACGCGGCTTACTGGTCCGCCTTGACCGACATAAGCAGGCAGGCAGAATACCACGGCCTCAAACTTGCTCCGGAAGACTGGTCACAGCTTTTCCTAGACGCCCTCAATCGGGAATCGCGTCTCGTGCCTAACTTGGACGGTTCCGGGTTCGTGAACCTTCGCCATTCCAGCAGCCAGCTATCTCACGCGGACTTCAGCGACTTGCTAGAAATCGTCATGGCGTGGGGTTCGCAAAACGGGATTGTTTTCCACCATGACACCTGACAAGCCAAAGCCCATCCGGGTGATATTCTGGACCCCGTGGACCGTTACAGCGCAGGACTATAGCCGATGAAAATCACTGACGAAACGAAACACACCGCGTTGACCATTCGCGCAGCGCACGACAAAGGACACTTTGTCTATGAGGACATGGAAGAAAGCGGACGCGGTTTTTACAGGCCCATCCTGTTCGCTGGCGACCTTGAGCAATGCCTAGAGTGGGTCAGGAGTCGCATCCGTGATTGATCCCCTCGCATCCGTGAGAACCTACGCCTGCCGGAAAAGCCAGCTTGCCAGAGACAAGTGGCTCGCCTTCAGAGACAGCCAAGGAATGCCAGTCCGGCAGATGGTTGAGAAGCATGCCCACGTGCCGGGAGAGTTCGCGCGGCAATATGAGCGGATGAAGGCAAGCCGATAGCGGCTGATCTGGACTGACTAGGTACGGCGAAGCCGTGAACCAAAAGGATTGAAGATGACAGAGACGATGTTGGCCAAGGCAATGAAGGCCATAATCGACGCCATCCTCTCCCAATCACAAGAAGGGAAACATCCCTAACCCCATTGAGCAGCTAGGAGGTAGAGGGCCTGGTGGGCGCGGAATAACGGGTTCCACCGGACCCGCCGCGCCCTGCTCAACAAAATGCGCTGCCTGCGTAAAAAGTGCTTGCTCCCTGCGTAATAGGTGCTATGTTCAGTCATCGGCGCAGGGCAATCAAGCACTAGCCGGACGGAAACAGACAGATGGCTTACCGCGCTCGCCCCTCGCTGGAAACAATCCGCGCTCATGCGGTGGCAAACCCGGCTATTGAACATCGCCAGTTCAGTAAGCAATACGGCGAAGGCTCTGCCAGCGAGTTCGCAAAAGCCAAAGAGGCCGAAGGTTTCAAGGTTCGCCAAACCAAAAACAAGTTGGGTCCGCGCAACGCTCCGTTCTATATGTATAATGTTCGTGTTTACGCCGCATGACCCCCGCTGAATACCGCGCCGCCCTCGCAACCCTCGGCCTGTCGCAACAAGCGGCGGGCCGTTGGCTCATGGTCAGCCCTAAGACCGCACAGAACTACGCCACCAAAGGCCCTAGCGGCCCGGCTCAACGCGCTATCCTGGTGGCGCTTAAGCACGGCTTGACCACCCCATAGCCCCAAGGCATACTCTCAACCGCTCTAAGCCCGCGCTAAGGCAATAAGGCTAGAAGCAACCAAGGAGACGCAGATGGCCGGTCGAGGCCGACCTTCTGACTATAAGTCCGAGTATGCAAAGCAGGCCGAAAAGCTTGCGCAGCTTGGAGCGACAGACCAAGAGGTCGCGTCGTTTTTCGACGTTGACGTTAGAACCGTCTATCGTTGGAAACACGATTACGACGATTTTTGTCACGCCCTAAAGGTTGGCAAGGAGATTGCTGACGACCGCGTAGAGCGCAGCCTTTACCAAAAGGCGATTGGCTATGAGCAGCAAGAGGTCAAAATCTTCATGCCCGCCAATGCCGAAGAGCCGGTTTACGCGCCGTTCATCGCCAAGGTCTCCCCTGACACCACGGCGGCTATCTTCTGGCTGAAGAACAGGCGCTCGCAGGAATGGCGGGACAAGCGCGAGACAGAGCTTACCGGCGCTGAGGGTGGCCCGTTGCAGGTCACATGGCTGAAACCCGAGTAATCCCCTACGCGCCTCGCCGCGTGTTCATGCCGTTCCATAACCGAACGCAACGCTTTGCCATTGGGGTGGCGCATAGGCGATGCGGCAAGACGGTGGCCTGCATCAATGACAAGATCAAGCGAGCGGTCGAAAGCGACAAGCCCCACTATCGAGCGGCCTATCTCGCGCCGTATCTGAAACAAGCCAAGGACGTGGCATGGGAGTATCTCAAACGATACAGCCAGCCGATCTGGGCCAAGCCTCCGAATGAGTCTGAACTGTACGTCGAGCTAATCGGCGGCAAGCGCATTAAGATTTACGGCGCTGACAACCCGGACGCCTTGCGCGGTGGCTATCTGGACGACGCCACGCTTGATGAATACGCCGATATGTATCCGGGCATCTTCGGCTCAATCATCCGCCCGATGTTGGCAGACCGGCAGGGGACAGCTACGTTCATCGGAACGCCAAAGGGGCGCAACGCGTTCTTCGACTTGTTCGAGCGGGCCAAGACCGACCCTGACTGGTTCCCGTTCTTCCTGCCTGCGTCTGAGACTGGCATCTTGCCGCAAAGCGAGTTGGCCGCTGCGGCGAGGGAAATGACGCCAGAGCAGTATGAGCAAGAGTTTGAGTGCTCGTTTGAAGCCGCCATCATCGGCGCTTACTACGGCAAGGACATGGCTGAGAGTGAGCGGGCTGGACGCGTGACCGACGTTCCGCATGATCCTGCGCTGCCTGTGTACACCACATGGGATTTGGGCATAGGCGACAGCACGGCCATTTGGTTCTGGCAAGCTCACGGGTCAGAGATACGGGTTATCGACTTCTATGAGGCCAGCGGCGAGAGCATTGAGCATTATGCCAAGGTGCTACAGGCCAAGCCGTACCGATACGAAACGGACTGGGTGCCGCATGATGCGAGGGTGCGGGAACTAGGCACGGGTCGGACGCGTATCGAGACGATGATGGCGCTGAAGCTCAAGCCCAAGTTGGTGCCAAGCCACAAAGTTCTGGATGGGATCAATGCTGGCCGGGTTCTGTTCCCGCGCATCTGGTTTGACCGTGACAAGTGCAAGGCCGGGCTAGAGTGCCTGCGCCAGTATCGCGCGGATTATGACGAGAAGGCTAGGGTCTTCCGCGATGGGCCTAAGCATGATTGGACCAGCCACGCGGCGGACGCGTTTCGATACCTTGCAATGGCGTATCGTGAGATAAAGCCCGAGGTCAAAGCAGCCGACAAGCCCGTGCTAGGCATCCGTGATATGACATGGGACGATCTGATGGCGGGGCAGCCGTCCAGAGCAAGGCACGAACGCGCATGATCGTTCTATCGACAAGCGGACCCGCGCACGATATGTTCCGCTGAACGCTTGCGAGGGGCTATGCTTCCCACTGAACCGGAAAACGAAGCCGTTAAGCTCGTCACCAAATGGATTGACGAGATAAATCTTGCCGAGCAAGAGCTTCAGCCATGGTGGCGCGCTGGCGACGTTATCGTGCGCCGCTACAAGAACGAGAACCGGAACCGTGGCGGCGGGCGTCCGTCCGTTGACTATCTCGCGCGGCGCTTTGCGGTGCTGTGGTCAAACGTCTGTACCCTTCAGCCCGCGATTTACGCCAAGCAGCCCAAGCCGATGGTGGACCGCCGCTATCGTGACGAAGACCCGGTGGGCAAGGTTGCGTCGGACGTACTGGAGCGGGCGCTTGGGTTCAGCCTTGACCAATACGATTTTGACGGACGCCTGAAGCATTGCGTTCTGGATTATTTGCTGCCGGGCCGTGGTCAAGTGTGGGTGCGGTACATCCCGCACATGAAGACGCTGAACGCCGAAGACGATTACGAACTAGGCGAGGGCGAGGAAGACGCGGACCGTGATGAGGTTGGCGAAGTCGAAACGCCAGAGGCCACAGAAGAAGTGGTCTATGAGGAAGTCCAGTGCGACCATGTTGCGTGGAAAGACTGGCTGACCAATCCAGCCCGTGAGTGGGCAGAAGTCCGGTGGGTGGCGCGTCGGGTCTATATGACCAAGGCAGAACTGATTGAGCGGTTTGGCGAGGAAAAGGCCAAGCTCGTTCCGCTTGCGACCACGCCGACTGGATCGGACACGGCCACGGATGCACAGCGCCAAGCCAACAAGACGGCTGAGGTATATGAGATTTGGGACAAGCCGAGCAAGACGGCGTTCTGGGTGTCGAAAGGCTACACTGGCGGCGTTCTGGATGAGCGTGAAGACCCGCTTGGCCTAAGAGAGTTCTTCCCATGCCCTGCCCCGCTTAATGCGACGGTGGGGCCTGATAGCACGATCCCGGTTGCTGATTACGTCATGTATCAGGATCAGGCTGAGG